TGTTTGTTTTTTTCTTTTTTGTTTAACATTGTGTTTTCCTTTGTTTTTGTTGTCATTACTCTTATAAGGTACCATAAATAAGTACAAAAGTCAAGCAAAAAATTCAAAAAATGATAAAAAAAGCGCTAAAAATCACTATTTTTTTAACAATTGTTCTGGTTTTGTTCTCTTCCTGTGTTAAGAAAATTGAGGATTGTAAATTTTTGCCAAAAATTGAGATAGAATCACAAAAAAATAGCGAATCAGACGAAAAAAGTGATAGCTCAACGCAAAAATTGAGAAAAATGATAGAAAACGGAACACCGAGCGCTCACGTAAGTTGTAATTTTTAAGATAAATAAGTAAAAAGGATAAAAAATGGAATATTGTAAAAATTGTGGACATAATTGCCATTGTGAAACTATTTGTAAACAAGAAGTAGTTAGTGAATTTGGTGAAAAATATAAAATTGAGTGTTGTAAACAATGCCGACACGAAAAAAAAGAAAATATTAACGATATAACAGCATTATTTAACGGAGCATAACAATGGCTAAAAAAGCATTAATGGGAGTTTCAAATTTTAGAGGCTCTACTAGAAAAAAAAGAAGAGGTAGACATTCAAAAAGTCCTAATAAATCATTTAAGAGAAGTTTTAAAAAGTACGTAGGTCAAGGACGACCATAATGCCTGGTATCAGTAGAGATAGTGACAGTGCAGGTGGTGATTTAATACCTAGTCAAAGTACCGTAAGGGTAAATAGTGAAAGTGTTATAGTAAATGGTGATGGTGTTGCAGGACACGGTATCTCTCCACACATACCACAGACAATAGTTTCCACATTACAATCAACAGTAAAGATTGGTGGTATCAAAGTTATTATAGCAGGCGACCCAGCAAGTATATGTGGTGAATCAGCTACAGGTTCTTCAAATGTTTCTATAGGATTATCATAAATTCTGTATAAATATTACTGTTATGCCAAGTTACGATTCTGCTAATACAAATAAAAGTAAAAGAGCTCAAGTCAAATATAAAGATATTGACTTAGATTTTGGTCGTAATTCGGTAACCAATGATGTTAATAACTTAACTAATGTTGAGGCAGTAAAAAGAAGTGTTAGAAACTTAATTAACACCTCACACTTTGATAGACCTTTTCATCCTGAAATTGGTTCTAGTGTTAGAGGTATGTTATTTGAACCAATTACGCCATTAACTGCTTTAAATCTACAAAGAAAAGTAGAAGAAGTTTTAGTTAATTTTGAACCTAGGATTAAGTTAGTACAAATTACGGCTAATCCTGACATTGATCGTAACGCATATGGTTTAAGTATTTACTTTTATGTTGTAGGTACAAACGAGTTAGTACAAGTAGAAACATTTTTAGAAAGATTAAGATAAAATGGCAAGTAACAAATTAAACGTATCAGATTTTGACTTTGACGCAGTTAAAGCTAATTTAAAAACCTTTTTACAAAGTCAATCAGAATTTCAGGACTATAACTTTGAAGGATCAGGTTTTGCTGTTCTTTTAGACACTCTCGCTTATAACACTCACTACTTAGGTTTCAATGCTAATATGTTAGCAAATGAAATGTATTTAGATAGTGCAGACATAAGAAAAAATATTGTGTCATTAGCAAAGATGTTAGGTTATACACCAACGTCTGTAAGAACATCAACAGCAAATGTTGACATTACGGTAAATGATGGAACAGGTTCTTCAATTACTATGGCAAAAGGAACAGTTTTCAATACAACAGTTGATGGTGTATCATATCAATTCATTACTAACTCATCTAAAACAACTTCGCCAGTAGATGGCATTTACAAATTTTCAAATGTAACTTTATTTGAAGGCACAGCAGTTAGTTACAGATACACGGTTGATTTAAATGATGTTGACCAAAAATTTATTATACCTACAGATTTTGCTGACACTTCTACTTTAGTTGTTAAAGTTCAAAATAGTGCAGGTGATTCAACAACAAACACTTACACACTTGCAACAGGATTATCTGAAATACAATCAACAACAAGAGCATATTTTTTACAAGAAGGTGATGAAGGCAGATTTGAAGTTTATTTTGGAGATGGTGTAATTGGCAGAGCGTTAGAAGATGGCAATATTGTAATTTTAGAATACATAGTTTCAAATGTTGACGCTGCTAACGGTGCAAGTACATTTACAGCACAATCAAATGTCGGTGGCTTTACAGATATTACTGTTACAACAAATTCAAATGCTCAAGGTGGAACACCAGCTCAATCAAAAGAGTCTGTTAGAATAAATGCACCTTTAAGTTACTCAGCACAAAATAGAGCAGTTACAACAAGTGATTATGAAACACTTGTACAAAATTTATATCCAAATGCCCAATCAGTAAGTGCTTGGGGTGGTGAAGATGATGAAACACCAGTTTATGGTGTTGTTAAAATTGCTATCAAAGCAGCTTCAGGTTCTACATTAACTGAGGCGACAAAAGCAAGTTTAGTAACACAATTAAAAAAATACAATGTTGCTTCAGTTAGACCACAAATTGTTGAACCAGAAATAACTAAAGTATTATTAACTTCAAATGTTAAGTATGATGAAAAGTCAACTACAAAAACAGCAGATACTTTAAAAGCAAATATTGTAAGTGAATTAACAGATTATAATACAAATACATTACAAAGATTTGATGGTGTATTCAGATATTCAAAAGTTACAGGTTTAATTGACGATACAGACACAAGCATTATCTCAAACATTACCACATTAAGAATAAGAAAAACATTTACACCTACTTTAAGTTCATCAACAAGATATGATGTTTACTTTAGAAATGGTATATACAATCCTCATACAGGTCACAGATCAGCTGAAGGTGGTGTTTTAGAATCTTCTGGTTTTAAAGTTGATGGTGATGTTACAAATGTTTATTACTTAGATGATGACGGATCAGAAAATATTAGAAGATATTATTTAACTGGTTCTGTTAGAAACTATGTAAACAATACACAAGGTACAATTAATTATACGACAGGTCAAATTACAATTAATTCTTTAAATGTTTCTTCAGTAGAAAATATTAGAGGCGCAGCTTCTAGTGTTATTGAATTAACTGTACAACCAAACTCAAATGATATTATTCCTGTAAGAGATCAAATTATAGAAATTGATATACCAAATTCATCAATCACTGTTGAAGCGGATACTTTTGTAGGTGGTTCTGCTGACGCAGGTGTAGGTTACACAACATCATCAAGTTATAGTACGTAGGATAATATCAGATGGCAAAGTTTACTGATAAAATATCCAATCTCATAAACTCACAAGTACCTGACTTTGTAGTTGAAGATCACCCAAAGTTTTTACAATTCTTAAAAACTTATTACACATTTTTAGAAGCTTCTGAATTAACGGTTACGTCTGTACAGACAACTGAGGGTATTTTATTAGAAACTGAAACTGCTCAAAATAATGAATTAATTTTAGACGGTTCTCGTATTGATACAGATAGAACACAATTAGACGCTGGTGATAAAATATTATTAGAGAGTTCTGCTTTTGGTAAATTTACAAGAGGTGAAACTATTACAGGTCAAACTTCAAATGCAACAGCAACAGTTTTAACTGAAGACTTAGATAATAGTCGTTTGTTTATATCAGCACAAGATAAATTTATTATTGGTGAAACTGTTTTAGGTTCATCATCAAATGCTAGTGCTGTTGTAAATAATTACAAACCTAATCCTGTTCAAACAATACAAGACTTACTAAACTTTAGAGATCCAGATAAAGTTATATCAAATTTTTTATCTAAATTTAGAAATGAATTATTAGATACTATTCCTGATACTCTAACTACAGGTTTAAATAAAAGAACATTAATAAAAAATGTAAAATCATTATACAGATTAAAAGGTACAAATGTAGGTCATCAAATATTTTTTAGATTACTATTTGGTGAAGAATCTCAAACATCATATCCAAGAGAACAAGTTTTAAGAGTATCAGACGGTAAATGGAATACTTCAAAAATTTTAAGAGCTGTTGCTACAGTAGGTAATACTTCAAACTTAATTGGTCGTACAATTACAGGACAATCTTCAGGTGCAACTGCTGTTATTGAAAACGTATTTAAATTTCAAATTGGTGACGCTGAAGTTTCAGAATTTATTTTAAATGAAGATACTTTAAATGGAACATTTACTGTATTAGAAGAAATTAGAGGAACAGGTAGTGACGAAGATGATACATTTATTAAAGCTACTGTAACAGGAGTTCCTAATGCACCAACAATTACTAATGATGGTGCTTTATACAGTGAGGGTGATAGTGTAACCATAACCTCTGGAGGACAAGGTGCATTAATTCAGGTTGGAGAAGTTGGACGTGGTGGCATTACAGAAATAATATTAGATGATGTTGGTTCAGGTTATGAAATTGGTGATGATATTATTTTTGATAATACGAACACAGGTGGTGGTTCTGCTTCAGCAAAAGTTTCAGTTGTAAACGGAGGTTTTACACAAGAAGAATCTACTTCAACAGTTGACGATCATATAATTTTAGAAGATGAAACTGTTAGAGGTGACCCTTACACAGGAAATAAAATTGTACAAGAAAGCCTTACTGGTTCAGGTGACATTACAGATATAAGAATTATTAATAATGGTTCTAACTATAAATCTTTACCAACAGTTACAGTTGATGATACAAACGGATCAGGTGCAGTTGTAAAAGCATTTGGAACTGAAATAGGAAAAATTGAGTCATTAACAATTGCAGAAACAGGTAGAGCATATGAAAATTCTCCTACACCTCCTACTTTAACGCTTGAAACAAAAGTTTTATATGTAGATCAATCAGGTAATTTTATTGCTAACGAAACTGTAACAGGTTTATCATCTGACTCTACAGTTGTAACAGCAACATTCAAATCTACAAATACATCTACAAACGTTTTAACATTAACAGGCGCTAATGGTATATTTGGTGAAGATACTATAATTACAGGTTCTACTTCAGGTGCATTTGTTACTGTTAAAAAAGTAGATCAAGCTACAGCAACAACAAGTGTTGTAACAATTTTAGATACAGCAGGTTCTTACATTAACCAAGATGGTCACGTTTCTGAATCAACAATGAGAATACAAGATAGTTTATTGTATCAGGACTTTTCATATATTATTAAAGTTGGTCGTTCTATTAATGACTGGAGAGATTCATTTAAACAAACAATGCACAGTGCTGGTTTTTACTTTGTAGGACAAGTTAATATTGAATTACAAGCAGACGTGCAATTAAGAAATATTACAACATTAAATTCTGGTGATGTTGGTACACCGATTGATAGTGTATTAAATACATTATTCTCTACTATCTTTGGTAGAAGATTAGGAACAACTACAGACGGCACTTCATTAAACGCAAGTCCTCAATTAGGTGTTGACCCATTATTTGATGATAGTACAACTGACTTCTTTACACCAAATACTAGAGATGTAACTTTAAACCAACATATCACTATAAAATCTGCTGGTGGTATTATAAAAGAATTAACAGATATTCGAAGTAATACTACTAAGTTTGGCCGAGCTGTTGCTGGACCAAGTATGTTTGGAATCAATAAATTAGTTTTAGGTGCTAACTATGCAAATCAAGTACAAATACAAGACTTGGAAAATTTAAGATTAACAGGCACATTAAATAGTAGTATAGATGGTGAATTAAACAACTTATCAGATTTTAACTATAAAACTAAAACGGCATTTGCTATACCGAGTGAAATATGGCAAATTTCTAGTGATAGTTTTGATGAAACTTTAGATACTTTTGACGAGGACACAATAACTTTTGACGCCGCTTAATTATGATTATAAATAGTATTAAAAACATTATTGTAACTAAAAATGATAAGATATTAAAGCTTGAGGAAGACTATACAATTGAAAATAATACTTTATTTTTCAACATTCCTCCTGAAGCTAATGATAAAATATCAATAATAAAGAGAGAAGATGTCGAAACAAACAGTTAACGTAGGAACAATTGCAAATGACGGTACTGGTAGTACAATACGTGCTGGTGGTCAAATCATAAATGCAAACTTTACAGAAATTTATAACGCTGTAGGTGATGGTACAACAATTGCGTTTGATATTTCAGGTGCTACAGCAGGTCAAACTTTAGTTTACAACGCTTCAACAAATAAATTCGAACCAGGTACAGCGACTGCTACATCTTCTTTTACAATTGCTGGTGATGGTGGATCAAATCAAGTAATTACTACAAATGATACTTTAACTGTACAAGGTGGTACAGGTATTACCACAACAGGTGTTAATACAGATGTTCTTTCAATTGCAATAGATAGTACAGTTGCAACATTAACAGGTTCACAAGTTTTAACAAATAAAACAATTAGTGGTGCTTCAAACACATTATCAAATATCGGTAATGCAAGTTTAACAAATTCAACAATTGCGATCGGTGGTATTACTTTCAATTTGGGTGATACAGACTCTACCCCAGCACTTGACTTATCAGACGCAACAAATTATCCTACAAGTTCATTAACAGGTCAAATTACAAATGCTCAGTTAGCAGGTTCAATAGAAAATTCAAAATTATCAAATTCAATAATCACAATTGTTGATGATAGTTCAACAGCTGCTACAATAGATTTAGGGTCAACTTTAAAAATTGCTGGCTCAGGTGTAACAACATCAATTTCAGGTGATACTTTAACAATCACTGGTGCTTCATTATCATATTCAACAGGTACATTTACAGGTGACGCTTCAACAACTATCTTTACGATAAATAGTGGACATACAGTAAATAGTATTTTAGTTTTTATAAACGGTATTTGTTTAGTGCCTACAGATGACTATACAGTATCAGGAACAAATTTAACTTTCAACACGGCGCCAGCAGCGTCAGCTGAAATACAAGTAAGGTATTTACCAGTTTAAGGATAATATATGGGAAGTATAACTAGAACATTAGCAAATAATTTAACTTCATCACAAGGTGTTGATACTAATAATTTTAGAAATATAATTATCAATGGTGACTGTTCAATAGCTATAAGAGGCACATCTACTTCAGGTATATCTGGCGACGGTTATTATACTTGCGATAGATGGAATGTGGGTGCAGGTAGTTTTGGAACTTGGACACAAACACAAGAAACAGATGTTCCTTCTGGTCAAGGTTTTACAAATTCAATTAAAATGGATTGTACAACTGCTCAAGCTTCACCAGCTGGTAGTTCTTTGATTTATTTAGAACACGCTATTGAAGGACAACATTTACAAAGAATACAACAAGGTACAGCTAATGCCCAACCTACTACATTATCTTTTTGGCACAAACATACAAAAACAGGAACAAACATTGTTGAGTTATTAGACGCTGATAATTCTAACGCTGTAAGTGGTTCATATACTCAATCAGTATCAGATACTTGGGAATATTCAACAATAACTTTCCCAGCAGGTACATCAGGTACTTTTGATAATGATATTAACCGTTCTTTAAGAATAAGAATTATAATCGGTTCAGGTTCAGATTACACTTCTGGAACACTTGCTACAACTTGGCAAACAACTATTACAAGCGCAGACAGATATGTTGGGCAAGTAAATAACGCAGATAGTACATCAAATAATTTTCAGATTACAGGTCTTCAATATGAAGTAGGAAGTACAGCAACAGATTTTGAATTTTTACCAAGAGAAATACAAGAAGCTAGATGTGCTAGATACTTTCAAAGAATAGGTGGAAGTATGGGTCAATACAGATTTATGCCTTCTACAGGTATGAGTTGGTCAGGAGCGGCACATTTAGCAACGCTTTATTTACCGTTTCCAATGAGAACACAAGCAACAACTTCATATTCAGGAACTTGGACATTATCAGGAACTTCCGCTGACGAAGCTGGTTCTACACCAGGAGCGACATTACAAACAATGGACGCTGGATTTAGTTCTTCATTTCCTTCCAATTATCCTTACAGATTTTCTTGGGTTACAACAGGAGGAAGTGCAGGAAAAGGAATATTAATTTATACAGACGCTAACTCACCTACTTTGCAATTTAGTGCGGAGCTATAATTATGAAAATAACTAAAGATAATATATCAACAGCAGAATATCTTTACTTGGCAGACCAGCCAGGTGATAGTCCATCATCATATTCAAAATCAGGTATAAAAGTAATTTGTACAGGTCATTCTCTCACACACATATTACCATTAACTACAGATAATACAGATTACAATACACTTATGGAATGGGTTGCTGACGGTAATACTATTACAGATAACGATCCAAATCCATAATAAATAACATTATATTATGAATATTGTTATTATAGGTGGTGGAACAGCTGGATGGTCAACAGCATTAAATTTTTCTTCAAAGACCAAATCAAACATTACAGTTATTTCATCTAAAGAAATACCTATCATTGGTGTAGGTGAAAGTACAACAGGTTTATTTTCAGATTTAATTAAAACTAATTTAGACGAAATAGATTTTTTCAAACAAACAGGTTCTACATTTAAATTAGGAATTAAACACGTTAATTGGAAAAATGGTAACGACTATTTTAATTCTCCTTTAGGGTACGATATTGATGATTATGATTACTATAGATTATATCATATTGCTGAAAATAAAAAAATAAATCTAATTCAATCTGCTTTAATGGAAAATAATCAATTACCTTTTTGTAATAATATTCCTATTGAAATAGAACACACAGCATATCATTTAGATACATTTAAAGTTGGTCAATATATAAAAGACTTTTTGTTGAAAGAAAATAAAGTAAATCATATTGAAGAAAAAATATTAAAAGTAAATAGAGATGAAAATGGTTATATAACAAGTTTAATTACAGAAAGTCAAAAAGAAATTAAAGCAGACTTATTTGTTGATTGTTCAGGTTTTAAAAGAGTGTTAAGTGATGATGTGCCTTTTATTAGCTATGAAGATAACTTATTAGTTAATAGAGCAGTAACTTTTCATATACAAAACAAAGAGAATACTATTATAAAAAATTATACACAAGCAACAGCATTAAAACACGGTTGGATTTGGGAGATACCATTACAGCACAGAATGGGTTGTGGATATGTTTTTTGTGATAAGTTTATAAGTGATGATGAAGCTATACAAGAGATAGAAGAATATATTGGCGAAAAAATAGAAGTACAAAAAATCATACCTTTTAATTCTGGTCGTTTAGAAAAGATTTATGATAAAAATGTTTTGACAGTTGGTCTTTCAAGTGCCTTTGTTGAACCGTTAGAGGCAACTTCTATACATATGTCAATATTTCAAGTAAATTACTTTATACATTGTTTAGAACAATCTGATTTAAAAAACTATAATAAAAACATATGTGATAAGTGGGACAACATAAGAGATTTTATATTACTACATTATAGGTCGGAAAGACAAGATACCGAGTTTTGGAAAGAAGCCTCTTCAGACAATAGACTAACTGATAATTTAAAATATATGTTAAATTTATGGAAACAAAGACCACCTATTGGTGATGATTACAATGTTTTCTCAAATTTAGCATTAGGTAACACTTTATGGTTACAAATATTATTAGGAATGAACATATTAGATAGTTCAATGATAAAAGAGGACTTAATCAAAAGAGGTCTGTATGACAAGGCAGAAAATGAATATATTAAAGTATCTAAAGATATGGAATACATTAAAAGAAACGCTATAAATAATAATGACTTTTATAAAAAATTGTTAAAGGAGATTGTATAAATATAAGTATAAATAAAAGGAAAAACTGACAATGCCAGCAATTATAACAAACAAATTCAGAATCCACAATGCAGAACAATTTGTGGAATCATTCTCAGAAGCCTCACCAAATGTATATTATTTGGGTATAGGCCGACCTCAAGCATTTACTACTTCTACAAGAGGTGATAGTAGAACAGTAAACGAGGGATCAGATTCATCACCATTAACACCTGTAGATTCAGTACAAGACGAGTTTTATACTTTTGATGATTTACTTTCAGCTAAAAAAGTAACAACTTCAGATGTATCTTATGTAATTCCAAGAAGAAACTGGACAACTGGCACAGTTTACGATTATTACAGACACGATTACGGTAACAGAATCACAGGAACAACTACTACTCAAACAGCAAATAGTGGTGCTTCTTCTTTATGGGACGCAACTTTCTATGTTGTAACAGGTGATTATAATGTTTACAAATGTTTAGATAACAATGGTGGTGCAGCTTCAACAGTAGAGCCATCGGGTACATCAACATCTATTCTTACAACAGGAGATGGTTATAAGTGGAAATATATGTACTCTTTATCAGCTTCTCAACAAGTAAACTTTTTATCCACAGATTTTATGGCCGTTGCAACAAACGGTACAGTAAGTTCAGCAGCTGTTGACGGTGCAGTTAACATTATTAAAATTAAATCTGCTGGCTCAGGTGCTTCAGTTTCAGGTACACATACAAATGTACCAATAAGAGGTGACGGTTCAAGTGGTGAGTGTTCAGTAACAACTTCAGGTGGTGTTGTTACAGCAGTAACAGTTACAACTCCAGGAACAGGTTACACATATGCTTATGTTAGAAATGCAGATATAGTAACTGCTGGTGCAACTGATTTAACAGGTGCAGAATTAGATGTAATTATTGAGCCAAAAGGCGGACACGGATTTAACGCAGTAAAAGAATTAGGTGGTTATTATGTAATGTTAAACACTAACTTTGAGGGTGCAGAAACTTCAAACTCAGGTGACTTTACAACTCAAAACGACTTTAGAAGAATTGCATTAATTAGAGATCCAGACTCAGGTGGTTCAGCTGCCTCAGCAACTACACTAAGAGGTGTTAAAGTAGTAAGATTTGAATCCTCACCTACTCCAGGTTCTTTCCAAGTAGATGAAGAAATCAATCAAGCAACTACTGGTGCTGTAGGTAAAGTTGTAGAGTGGGATTCAACAAACAGACTTTTATACTACGTACAAACAAGATTTAATGATGAAGGTGTTGATAGTAATGGTAACTTAACAGCTTTCTCTGGAGTAAATGTAATAACAGGTCAAACTTCAAGTGCAACTGGTACACCAACAAGTACAACTGAAACAGTTGATAGTGTTTCTTTAACTTCAGGTTATGCAGGTGCAGAAATTGACGCTGATACAGGAGATGTTATTTACATTGAACAAAGAGCGCCAATTACAAGAGCTTCGGATCAAACTGAAAACGTTAAATTAATAGTTGAATTTTAGAGGAAGATAAATGCCAAGTCCAACAGACTTTAATCTTTCGCCTTATTATGATGATTATACGGAAAGTAAAAAGTTTCACCGTATATTGTTTAGACCAGCATTTGCTGTACAGGCGAGAGAATTAACACAGTCACAAACAATTTTACAAAACCAGATTGAGAGAATGGGTGACCATTTTTTCAAACAAGGTGCTATGGTCATTCCTGGCCAAGTTTCAATTGACACAAATTATTATGCTGTAAAATTAACATCAAAGTCTGCTTCAAGTATAAACACTTATAACGGTACAACTGTTACAGGTTCAAGCGGTGTTATTGCTAAAGTTGTTGGTGTTGCAGCTACAGACGGTACTGATCCTGATACTTTATTTGTTAAGTATAATAAAACAGGAACAAATAATACAGATTTAGTTTTCCAAGATGGTGAAACAATTACCTCAGACGCAACTGGTACACCAACTGCTGTTGTAAATACTACAGCAACAGGTTCAGCCGCTGGTGTTCAATCAGGTGTATATTATATTAATGGATTTTTTGTACAAGTAGATAGTTCAACTTTAGTATTAGACAAATATACAAATACACCATCTTACAGAATTGGTTTTACATCAACTGAGTCATTAATTACTTCAAATGATGACGCAAGTTTAAATGACAACGCTGCTGGTTCATCAAACGTAAATGCTCCAGGTGCTCACAGATTAAAAATTACTTTAACACTTGCAAAGAAAACTTTATCATCAACTGAAGATGAAAACTTTTATGAAATAGCAAGAGTTGAAAATGGAGAAATTAAAACACTTGTAAGAAATACTGAATATGCAGTATTAGAAGATACATTAGCAAGAAGAACGTTTGACGAATCAGGTGATTATGTTTTATCAAATCCAGACTTTGATGTAAGAGAACATTTAATTTCAGGTGATAATAGAGGTATCTATACTTCAGGTAATGGTGGATTAGAATCTAAATTAGCAATAGGTGTTTCTCCTTTTAAAGCGTATGTAAAAGGTTATGAAAATGAAAGATTAGGTACAACTTTTGTTGATGTAGATAAAGCAAGAGATTTTGAAACAGCAAATAATCACAAAACAAGATATAACGTAAAAAATTTTATTAACGTAACAAATGTTTATGGTACACCAGATGTAACATTCGTATCAGGTTCAGTAGAAGCTTTTAAAACAGTAGGTTTATATGATACACCAACAACAACTCCTGGAACAGTTGTTACTTCAAATAACACAACTGTACCTCAAATAGGTAGAGCAAAAACAAAAGGTTTTGAAACTGTAACAGCTACAGAAACTTTAGACTTAAATGATAGTTCATCAATATACAGACATTACTTGTTTGATATTGAAATGTTTACACACTTAAACTTAGAAACTTCAGCAGTGTTTACTGATGGTGAAAGAGTTTCAGGTGTAACTTCAGGAGCTACAGGTGTTGTACATAGTTCAACATCAAACTATTCAGCAACTATTACTTCTTGTAATGTAACAGGCGCTCCAGATGGTGCAGGTGTATTTACATTAAACAGTCACGGATTTAAAGATGGTCAAAGAGTTACACTAAGCGGTGGTACTATGCAAGTTAACTCAACAGCATACACTGAGGGTGTTTACACAATAAGAAATGCTACAACAAATACTTTTGAGTTGTATGAATCAGATGGTACAACACCAGTTGTTGTAACTTCATTTTCTTCAGGTCCTACTATAGAACACACTACAGTAGTTGTATCAAGTGTTGAAGGTACTTTTGTTGCAGGTGAAACAATCTCAGGCCAAGTTTCAAACGCTTCAGGTGTAATTCAAGCAGATGTATTAGGATTTAATGGCGTAAGAACAAGAGATGTTTCTGCTGTTAAACAAATTTATATGAACAGCGTAACTGAAAACTATACAGCCGATGCTGTTTTAACTTCTACTTATGGTGATAATACATCTCTAATAGGAAATATTTCAGTTGCAAATTCAGACGCAACAATTTTAGGTAAAGGTACAAACTTTACAATAGATTTAAAAATTGGTGATTCAATTTCATTTACAAATGACGCAGGTTCAACTGTAACAGGAACAGTAAAATATATTGTATCAGCAACAGAATTAGAATTAACAACAGCTGTAGGTGCTTCAGATGTTACAACTGCTGCTGTGATTACAAGACGTAGAGCAAAATTACAAAATCCAGAAAATAATATTTCTGTATTTAAATTACCACACGTTACAGTTAAAACTTTAAAAACAACTGCTAACAATGGTGCTACTGATACAAATTACAATATAAGAAAACAATTTATTAGAACATTATCCTCAGATGGAGATGTTACAATTACTGCTGGTTCAAACGAAACTTTTGCAGCTTATTCAATAGATGATTACGCTGTTTCTATTACAGCAACAGGCGGTGGTTCTTCAACAGGTGTTGCAGGTGATGTTTTAAATTTAGCAGGAAATAACCACGAGGGTACAGCGATATTTACAAGGTTGTCTGCTAATCAATCTTTAAAATTAGATTTTGGTGCTAACTTTAGTAACCATACAATTAAAATTACAACAACTATTCAAAAAACAGTTGCTGGTTCAAAACAAAAAACTTTAAACTCAAATGAACAAGTTACAATAACTTCTCAATCTATTATTGAAAGTGGAATAATTGGTTTAGCAAAAGCTGACATTTATCAAATTAATGCTATCTATATGGGTAGTTCTTTTGGTGGCGGTGTAAGCGTTTCTGATACTAACATTACAAGTAGATTTGATTTAGATAACGGTCAAAGAGATAACTATTATGATATTGGTAGAATTAAATTAAAACCAGGTGCATTAAAACCAACTGGAGATATTTTAATTGACTTTGATTACTTCTCACACGGTACAGGTGATTATTTTGATGTTGATTCTTATACTGGTGCTGTTTCTTATGCAAATATTCCATCATATTCGTCTGATACTACAGGTGAAAGATTTGAATTAAGAGATAGTTTAGATTTTAGACCGAGAGTAGATGACGCTTCAACTATTCCTGGTGCTACTTCAGGTTCAAACTATGAAAGAAGTTATGACGGTACAGGTTCTTCGGTTGTTGATGTTATTGAATTTAATTCAGATGTTACAACTGATTTTGAATATTACTTAAATAGAATTGATAAAATCTTTATTACAAGAGAAGGACAATTAAAAGTTTTAAAAGGAGCTTCTGCTGTAAGTCCATTAGAACCAGGTAATTTAGACGGACATTTATTATTAGCTACTTTAACTATACCAAGTTATACATTACAAACTTCAGATGTAAGAATTGAAAAAGAAGATAATAGACGTTACACAATGAGAGATATTGGTAAGTTAGAAAACAGAATTAAAAATATAGAATACTACACTCAATTATCTCTATTAGAAGCAGACGCACAAAGTTTACAAATACAAGACGCAGATGGTTTTGATAGATTTAAAAATGGATTTGTTGTTGATAACTTCTCTGGCCATAATGTTGGTGATGTAGGAAACAATGATTACAAATTATCTATTGATAGAGCAAGAGGTGAGGCAAGAACACCATTTACGGAAGATGTAATTGAATTGGAAGAATCAGATGATGATGGTTCTGTAATTACAGCTTTAGATAGAACAACAGCTAATTATGCTAAAACAGGTAATTTAATAACTTTACCTTATACAGAATCAACTTACTTAGAACAACCATATGCTACTAAAACTGAAAACTTAAATCCTTTCTTAATATTTGATTGGATAGGTGATATTACTTTAGATCCACCAGTTGATGAATGGAAAGAAACAAGAGTTGCACCTGAAATAGTAGCAAATGTAAATGGTACTTTTGATAACTTAGCTATAAATGCTGGATTAGATAACACAAGTGTTTCAGAAATACCTGTAGGTACAGAATGGAATGAATGGCAAGACCAATGGTCTGGTAATCCAAGAACAGATCAAAGATGGCAAGGAAATAGATTAGTTCAAACAACATCACAAGATGTAGTTCAAACAAGAAGTGGTATTAGAACAACAATTGTTCCTCAAACTGTAAGACAAAGTTTAGGTAATAGAGTTATATCGGTTGCTTTTGTTCCTTTTATTAGAAGTAGAACAATAACTTTTGAAGCTTACGGTATGAGACCTAATACACAAGTTTATCCTTTCTTCGACAATATTGATATTAGTTCTTATGTAACTCCAGACGGCGGCGCATTGGGGGGTAATGTTGTAACAGATTCAAACGGTTTTGTAACAGGTACATTTGCTATTCCTGATCCAAACACTTCTTCAAATCCTAGATGGAGAACAGGAAAAAGAATATTCAGATTAACAAGTTCATCTACAAATAGTGAAGATAAAACAGCAGTAGCTACTTCGGCAGAAGCTGATTATGACGCAAAAGGTTTATTAGAAACCACACAAGAAGCTATAATTTCTACTAGAGAGGCTAGAACAGTAAGACAAACAACAACTGAAAGAAGATCAACTAATAGACAATCAAGTAGAGTAATTGCACAAAGAGATCCTTTGGCTCAATCATTTACAATAGATGAAACTGATGGTATTTTTATAACAAGTGTTGACGCTTACTTTGCAACAAAATCATCTACTATTCCTGTTAAGGCAGAAATTAGAAATATGGTAAATGGTTATCCAGGAAATAAAGTTATTCCTTTTTCAACAAAATGGTTAAATCCAAGTTCTGTAAATACGAGTACAGATGGTTCAACAGCAACTACATTTACTTTTGACTCACCAGTTTATCTACAAGAAGGTGTTGAATATGCTTTAGTATTATATTCAGACTCAACAGATTATACAGCTTACGTTGCAAGATTAGGCGATACTGTTATTGGTTCGGATAGAACAGTATCAAATCAACCAGCAGTAGGTGTATTATTTAAATCTGCTAATAATCGTACTTGGTCAGCAGAACAAATGGAAGATTTAAAATTTAAATTAAAAAGAGCAGAATTTGATACTTCAGCTTCAGGTACTTTAACTTTAACTAACTCAGAATTACCAGCAAGAACACTTGCTCAAAATCCAATTAGAACATTTAATGGTACAGGTGTTATCAGAATTTTCCATCCAAACCACGGTATGCACAGTACATCAAACAATGTAACAATTGCTGGTGTAGCGAGTGGTACTTACAATGGTATTACTTCAGCACAAATTAATGGAACATATACAAGTATTTCAAATATAACTTTAGATAGTTATGATGTAACAACTGCTGGCACAGCAAACGCAACAGGCGATGTTGGTGGTACAACTGTTACTGCTACTCAAAACAGACCTTTTGATGTTTTACAATTACAAATTGGAAATGTTGTACATCCAGGAACATCAATTACATCTACTTTAAGAACAACATCTGGTTCTTCAGTTCACGGAACAGAAACAGCATTTACAAGACAAGTCGCTTCAGCAGCTGAAACAGTTGTATTAGGTGACAACTTATATTTTGATAATGCTAGAATGGTTGCAAGTGGTATAAATGAGAAAAATGAAATTGGTAGTGGTGCTTCAACAAGACCTACTTATCAATCAATGTTTGTTAACTTAACAATCAGTTCTACAAATTCTAAATTATCTCCTGTTATTGATTTAAAAAGAGTAAATGCTTTTGCAATAGGAAATAGATTAAACAATCCTTTAGTATCATCAACTGATAACTTTACAGGCGATGGTTCAACTACAGACTTCACATTATCAGGAACGCCTTCAAGTGTACATTTAATGGCAATTAAAAAAGATGGTAAGAAATTACAACCAATTGATGACTTTACAGTTGCAGGCACAACATTAACTTTAAATTCTGCTCCAGCAAATGGTTCAAAAGTTGTTGCTAAAATAACTAACACAGTTGACTATGAAGACGATACTGCTATTGAGGGTGGTTCAGCTGCAGGTGCTTATATTACTAAACCAATTAATTTAGCAAATGGATCTACAGCTTTAGATGTTAGATTAGCGGCTAGTGTAAGAGCGTCTTCTTCAATTAAATGTTACTACAGATTATCAGGTGGTGAAGAAACAAGAAGAATACAAGATATAGAATTTACACCATTTAACTCAGACGGAACACCAGATGTATCAGTTGATCCTTCAAATGGTGATGTTGTTTTAGATTTAGATTTTAAAGATTACAAATTTAGTGCAAGTTCACTTCCTGAGTTTACATCTTTCCAAATTAAAATTGTCTTTACAGGTACTAACACAGCAGTACCAGCTAGACTAAAAGATATGAGGGCTATAGCATTAGCAGTATAATATGGCAAAATTGAAAGTAGATGGTTATGAAAATTTGGTTAGAGATATGAGATCAAATGCTATAGTAAATACAAATGCAACTGAATATCAGTTATATATGAAAAGAATTAAAATTAGAAATGAACAAGGCGATCAAATAAGAAACACGGTAAAAGAGATAAATAATTTAAAAAGTGAATTAAGAGAAATAAAAGATTTATTAAAAAAGGTAGTTAACAATGGCAATTAGATCAGTAGCAACAACAGATACTTTAGGAACGTTTAGAACAACGTTTAATAGCTTGGGTACAGATGTTGGTGATTTAACTAGTTTAGATACGTCAACTAAAAGTTCTATTGTAGCTGCTTTAAATGAAGTTAGAGCAACTACTAGTTCATTTTATTTGAGAGATTCAACATCTTCTATTCAACAAATTGAAACAGGAGATACTTTGAATGTTGTAGGTGATAGTAATATAAACACTGTGGTTAGTGCTACAGATACTTTTACGGTTTCTCTAAATACCACTGTAACAGGATTGACTTCAATATCATCAACAACCATTACAGACGGTACTTTAAGTATAAATTCAGGTTCTATTACTAGTGCAGTAAATGTAACTGGTTCTGGAACAGCTAATTTTACAACGGATGTACAAGTAAATAGTGTATCCGTGGCAACTAAACCTTTTGCAATTGCTCAAGCAATAGCATTAGGTTAAAAAATTATATTATTGATGAAAAAACTTTGTTATAACTAGTATAAATAAATATATTGGTTGATTACTTTTAACATTTACAAGATAGTAATGTTATAAATATAGGTAAATTAATTGATATTAATTTTAAGGATAAAAAATGGCTAACGATTTTAAAAGAAATACAGTCGCAAGTGTAACAGACTCTACAACAGGCGCTTCAGCAGACGCAATTTACACAACTCCAGCTGGTGCAGGTTCAACAGCATTAGAATCAATTGTTATAGGTATCAACCTTTGCAACAAAACAGCTTCAAATATTACAGGTAGTGTATTTTTAGACAACTACGATGGAACAAATGATGTTTATATTGCAAAAGATTTAATTATACCAGCAAAAAGTACAGTTGAAATTATGCAAGGTAACAAAATTGTACTACAAAACAATGGTACAGCAGGCGATGTTATTAGAGCAGAAACAGATACAGCTTCAGCATTAGATGTAACTCTATCTGTACTTGAAGACGTATAAAAGATTTATAAAGGATAAAAACAATGGTAAGATATATACCTGAGGCAAAAAAGGCAACTGGAATTGTTATAAGAAATTATAATGGCGATGGATCAACCTTAACTTTTGCTATAACTCAAGGAATGACCACTAATAAAATACAAGTTGCTTTAAATGGTTTATCACAATCACCAGGTAATGATTTTACTATTGTGGGCAGCAATATTGTTTTTACAGGAGCTCCAGCCTTCTCAGATGTTATAACAGTTACGGAAATGCCGATTTAGGGAGAAATTAGAAAATGGTAAAAAAGGTAAGATCAGAAAATACAACATTTGGCAGCGATACTCATAGCTTTAAAGTACCAATGGGTACTACAGCACAAAGAGTTAGAGAAGGATCAGCAGAAGCTGGTCAAATGAGATATAATACAAGTTTAGCTGCATTAGAATATTATAATGGTTCTTCGTGGGTGGTATTAGATGTGGCACCAGAAATTACAAGTATTTCTCCATCAACTATTGTTGAAGACGGTTCTACTACAACTGAAGTAACAATTACAGGTTCAGGTTTTAATGCTGGTACAGCAGTTTCTTTAGTATCTGATGACGCAGCTAGCACAATCACACCATCAACTGTAACTTTTGTAAACTCTACTACACTTAGATTTACTTGTAGTGCAGGTCAAATTAGTGCAGTGACAGGACTAGGTGCTGATTTTAATTCTGCTAAATCACCTTTTGATGTAAAAGTAACTTCAGCGGGTGGTAAAGCAAACACATTAGCAAATGCTCTTAGTATCAACTCACAAATTTATTGGATAACAGCAGGTGGTAACCTAACAAACACATTCTCAGGAAATAGATCAGTAAGCGCTACTGTAGAAGCTAGAGATCCAGAATCACAAGCAATAACTTACTCAGTTACAACAGGTTCTTTACCAGCTGGTGTTTCACTAAACGCAAACACAGGTGCTATTACAGGAACAGATTCTAATCCAGGTACAGTAACAACATATAATTTTGAAATTACTGCTACAGACGGAACAAATACAAACAATCAATATTTTAATATTGTAAGTTATCCACAAACAACAGAAACATTTACATCCACAGGTACATTTACTGTGCCAGATGGACTAACTTCAGTTGATGTATTAGTAGTTGCTGGCGGTGGTGGCGGTGGCGGACAATGTAATTTAGGTGGCGGTGGAGGAGGCGGAGGCCTTATCTATAGACCAGGTTTACCTATTACTCCAGGTTCTCCAATTGCTGTTACTGTAGGTGGTGCTGGTAGCGGAGGTTGGAACGGTACTGACCCCTCTCAAAGAGGCGGAACATCTCAATTTGCTGCTTTAGCTGCTATTGGTGGCGGTGGCGGTGGTGCCTTTTCAGGTGGTGCTCCAGGAGGTTCAGGCGGTGGTGGAGGAGGTAACTCATTCCAACAACCAACAACTCAAGGTGGAACAGGAACACAACCTCAACAAGCAGGAGAATCAGGCTCTTATGGATTTGGAAATCCAGGAGGAACAGGTGCTCAAGGTAACTTTGGTCCTGGCGGTGCTGCTGGTGGCGGAGGTGCTGGCGGAAGAGGAAGTGATTTCCCAAATGGAGCTGGCGGCGCAGGAAGAAATTACAGTATATCAGGCTCACCTGTAGATTATGCAGGCGGTGGCGGTGGTAACAATAACGGAGCAGGAAATGGCGGAGGTGGTGCTTGTGGAAATCCAGGTACAGCTAACCGAGGCGGCGGCGGCGGTGGAGATAGCCAACCAGGCGGATCTGGTATCGTTATCGTACAATACTAATTTTAAATAAATCTTAGGGGGCTTTTAAGCCCCTTAAACATTAAGGTGAATAATTATGTCAATTAAACTAAAATTGAAAAAACCTGTAGGTTACAATCCAACAGCAAATAGAAATAGTACAGGCGAAATAAATAGTAATGTATCAGGTGAAGACATTAGTAGAGAATTTAATTATGGTGATTTATATGATAGTGTTAAAAAATCATATATTAGAAAAATTATCGAAGAAGTTATAAAGATAATAAAACAAAATTCAAACAAAAATTCTGAACAACTTATTAAAATTTTAAGTAGTAAATTTAATTTAGTAGAAATTCCTGCTGATAGAATTGAAGACTCGTTATGGCATATGATTACAGATGGTGAACATTTAGGTCAAGCTGTTCAAGGATATAGAATTGTTAAAGATGATGAAGGTAATGAATTAAGAAGAATACCACACATATCATTTTCTTCAGATTTAGATTACTTAAATGGATTAATAAATAGGATGGTAAAAAAACTCGAATTAAATGGTATGATTGAATTGAAGAAAGGTAACAATGACAACAAATAATGAATCAAGTATAATAATTGATGGTGTTGAGTATAAACAAGAAGATTTAACACCTTATTTAAGAAATATTATTGTAGCTAGGCAAGAAATACAAACAAGCAGAGCTAGACATACAATTGAAATTGAAAAAATTGATGTGTTGACAGAATATTACAATAAGAAAATTAAAGAAGAAGTACAAAAAATAGAAAAAAAATAAATGGCAGCTAGAGCTAACCTAACTATCACACAAGGTGCAACCTTTTCAACAGATGTTACTGTTACTGATAATGATGGTGGCGTTTTTGATCTTACAGGTCATACATCTTATGCTGCTCTATCAAAAGGCTTTGCCTCAACAAATACAAGGACTGCTTTCACAACATCAAATAATACTTCAACAGGTGTTATTACACTTACCCTAACCTCTCAACAAACTTCTACTTTAGAAGATGGCCGTTATGTTTATGATGTAACTATCGTAAATGATAGTACCAGTACGGTTACAAGAGTTGTGGAGGGTATTGCGACTATCATTCCTAGAGTTACTTCAAGTTATTAAAATATTCTTTCCCCTACAGCATACTTTTATTATAAATATTACAAAAAGAGAGTGTAATCTATGGTAAAAGCAGTTATTAATACTACAGGAGGCGTAACAGCTAAAATATCACCTAAAACTGGTGGTCTTCCTCAACAAGTATCTGTTACCTTGCCCTCTGGAACGAATTTACAAAATAGTGCTTTATCACTGAAACTATTAAATGATGTTGTTATGACAGGAGCTGGTGACGGCGCTTTGTTACAATACAGAGCTAGTGACCAAAAATTTGTAGCGAGAAATGAATTACAAGAAGCAGGTGGTACGCTAACATTTAACGGCGGAAATTTTTAGGGAGAAATTAAATGGCAACAATTATTCAGATTAAAAGAAGTTCGGGGACTACAGCACCAAGTTCACTGAAACTAGGAGAATTAGCCTACACGTACGGCACAGGTACACAAGGCAATAACGGTGATAGATTATTTTTAGGTATTGGTGGTGTTGATGGAAATGGTGACGCAAACGAAATCGCAGTCATAGGCGGTCAATACTTTCAGGACAAATTAGATCACGTTGACGGTACACTAACTGCTTCATCAGCTATTACAGTTGATTCAAATAAAGCAATAGACGAAATTTTTATAGGTAATAATGCTACTACTGGTGGTACTTTAAAATTAAACGAAGGTACTAATAACGGTTCAAACTTTATCGCTTTAAAAGCTCCCAATGCAGTAACTACATCAACTACGTTTACGTTGCCAGACGGTGATGGTTCTAATGGACAGTTTTTAAAAACAGATGGATCAGGAAACTTATCTTTCGGCACAGTTACACAAACTCTCTCTATAGGTGCTGATAATGGTGCAAATGATTCTGTAAGTACAGGTGAAACAATTACTTTCTCTGGCGATACAGGTATTACAACAAGTGTAACTGATAACACAATTACAATTGATTTAGATGACACAGCAGTAACACCAGGCTCTTATGGTTCTGCTACTCAGATACCTACTTTTACAGTAGATCAACAAGGACGTTTAACTGCTGCTGGTACAGCTTCTGTTGCAACAACATTAACAATTGTTGATGAAACTTCTACATCAGCTTCAATTAATTTATTATCAGATACTTTAAAAATTACAGGCGGTGAAGGAATTGATACAACAATTTCAGGAGATACAATCACAATATCAGGTGAAAACGCTTCTGATACTAATAAAGGTATTGCTTCTTTTGACGCTACAGACTTTACAGTAAGTTCTGGTGATGTAACATTAAATGCTGAAAGGGTACAAGATATTGCTGGTGCAATGTTCAGTTCAAATACTGAAACATTAATTACAGCAACTTACCAAGACGCAGACGGAACAATTGATTTAGTTGTAGATAATGATTTAGCAAATTATGATAATTCAAATTCTGCTTTCATTACTGCTTCAAGCACAGACACATTAACTAACAAAACTATTAACGCTTCACAATTAGTAGATGGTTCAGTATCAAATGCTAAATTAACAAATAGTTCAGTTACAATTGGTTCTGATAGTGTATCATTAGGTGCTACACAAACAGATTTAAATGGTATTACTTCTTTAGATGTAGATAATATTACAATTGATGGTAATACAATTTCTACAACAAACGCAAATGGTGATTTAATTTTAGACCCTAACGGTTCAGGTGATGTTGATGTTAATAATAGTAAAATTATTAATGTTGCTACACCAGTTGCTGACGGTGACGCTGCTAACAAAGCATATGTTGACGGTGTTGTAAACGGTTTAGATGTTAAAGAATCTGTTTATTTAGCAACAGCGGCTGCTTTACCAACATCTACATATAACAATGGTGCTGGTACTATTACAGGAGATTCAAATGGAGCATTATCAGTAGATGGTGTTGCTGTTACTCTAAATGATAGAATTTTAGTTAAAGATCAAGCAAGTTCAGTACAAAACGGTATCTATAAAGTAACAGCTACTGGTGCTGCTGACGCTGCTTTCGTATTAACAAGAGCTCCAGACGCTGACACAGCTGCTGAGTTAACAGGTGGTACTTTCTTCTTTGTTGAAGCAGGTTCTACAAATGCTGATAACGGTTATGTTGCAACACATAACGGTGTACCTACTTTTGGTTCTACAGATATCACATTCTCTCAGTTCTCAGGTGCTGGTCAAATAAGTGCTGGTGACGCATTAACAAAAACTGGTAATACATTAAACGTTGCTGTTGATGATAGTTCAATTGAAGTATCAAGTGACGCTTTACGAGTTAAAGCGCTTGGTATTACAAATGATATGTTGGCAGGTTCAATTGCAAATGCGAAGTTAAGTAATTCTTCGATTGCAATTGGTGGTGTTACATTCAATTTAGGTGACACTGATTCTACGCCAGCTTTTGATTTATCAGACGCAACAAATTATCCAGCAAGTTCATTGACTGGTACTGTTGCAAATAATCAATTAGCGAATAATACTATTTCGTTTTCAGATGATACTTCTACAATAAGTGATATTGATTTAGGTGCTACTTTTTCAATTACAGGTGGTGAAGGTATTGACGCAACTATTTCAGGTGATATATTAACAATAGCTGGTGAATTAGCAACAACATCAAATAAAGGTGTTGCTTCTTTTAACTCAGCTAACTTTACAGTATCATCAGGAGATGTAACAGTTACTACAGTTGATGGTGGAACATTTTAATTAATTATTAATTTAGGAGATTAATAGTGGCAACAATTATAAAATTAAAAAGAAGTACAGTAGCTTCTACAGTACCTACTACAAGTGATTTAGCTGACGGCGAAGTTGCAGTAAATACGGCCGATAGAAAAGTTTATGTTCGTAATGGTGCAAGTATAGTTGAGGTTGCTAATAATACTTCAGCAGGTTCTACAGATTTAACAAGTGTTGGTACAAATATTACACCTGATACAGATAATACTTACGATATAGGTTCTTTATCAGCAACATTTAGAGATATATTTGTTGGAAGAAGTGTTAAAACAAGAGTTGATGTTTACACAAGATCAGGTGGATTAGTTTCTGCCGCTGGTGAATTTGCTTTTAAAGTTAATTCAGCAAGAAAATTATTTGATGAAGTTTACACAGCTTCAAGTGGATTAAGCACTAAAGCAATTAGTATAACTAACTTTGATGATAACAATCCAGCATATGAGTTTTAAGGAGAATTATGGCAGATAAAACACCTATTAGACTAGTATTAGACGGATCAAATAATCCTACAGGTATTGCTGAGTATCAATCAGGTGAAACTATACCAGTAGCTTCAGGTGGTACAGGTCTTTCATCTTTAGGAACAGCAGGATATTTTTTAAGAACAAACGAAGCTGGTAGTGCTTTAGAATATGCTCAAGTAAATACAACTTTACAAGTTGTTGATGATTCATCAAACATTGCTACAATAGAATTATTAAATGATTCTTTAAGATTAACTGGTCTTTCAGGCATAACAACAGCGGCTTCTGGAGATTCAATTACAATAGATTTAGATGACACTGCTGTAACACCAGGTTCTTACGGTTCAACAACAACTATTCCAACTTTTACAGTAGATCAACAAGGTAGATTAACAGCTGCTAGTGAGGTAAATGTTGCTACAACTTTAACAATAGTAGATGATTCATCAACTTCAGCTTCAATCTCTTTATTAACAGATACTTTAAAAATTGCAGGAACATCAAACGAAATAGAAACTTCAATTACTGGAGATACTCTATCAATAGGGTTACCAAATGATGTTACTGTAGGTAATGATTTAACAGTTTCAAATGATTTAACAGTAACAGGAAATTTAACTGTAAACGGAACAACAACTACAATTTCATCTACAAATACTGTAGTTGAAGACAAACTATTTGAATTAGCAAATGGTACAACAGGTACTCCTACAGGTGATGTTGGTTTAATTTTAGAAAGAGGAGATAGTGATAATGTTTTCATTGGTTGGGACGAATCAACAGATGAAATAACTTTTGGTACAGGTTCATTTACAGGCGCTAGTACAGGAAATTTAACTTTAACAGATTCAAATATTAGAGCTGCAAATATTACTGGTACAGGTAATTTA